GTTACTAATGCATTGTTTACGTCCTCTATGCTTTCACCTAATCCTTGGTTATATATTTCTTTGGATATAGAAGAAAACTGTTCCATTTCTTCATTGGATGCACCTGTCTTTAACTGCAAATCACTCATTGCTCCGCTAAAATCCATAGCACTTTTTACAGATGCAATTCCAAAGGCAGCAATGGCAGCAACACCCGCAGCAGTTAAACCAGTTGCAACACCACCTATTTGTCCGACTAGTCCTTCAAATGTTCCACCAGCACCCTCAGCGCTTTTTTCAACTTTTTCTATGTCTCCAATCGCTTCCTTAGAATTTATTGTTATCTCTCCGAAAAGTTCAAATAAATTCATGCTTACACCTCTATTATTCACAGACTAAACGCCTATTATCTACCTCTTTAATTTTATTTACCTTAATCATAATGTCACTAATTGTAGTTTCTTTACTAACATTGCTTTTATTCTCGATCTTTTTCGATTTATTTTCTTTTTTAAACATTTTTTCAAAGGAAATATAGTTATTTTTGTCCATGTGCTGAAATCTTGCAACATATAGTTGCCATTTCTCAGCTTCCCTATTTTCTTCTATTGCCTTATATATCATAGCTATACCAAATCTTAAAGGCATTTTTCCTAAATGGTTCATGTTGTATTTTGACAGCAAACAATAAATATCTATATATTTTATTTGCTGCCTGACTTGAAAAAACTTAACACTTCTTCATTTTTGAGTATTTCAGATAAAACATTCCGCAGATCTGATAAAGGCATCTTTTTAACTTCGTTTTCTGATTTTTCAAGTATAGCAGCTATAAAACAATATACTTCTTTTTTTGCTTTGTAAATTTTCTTAAAAAACAACATAAGCATATCTACACTTGCTTGATATTTTGCTTGATCTATCTCAATTCTAGTCATGTCTTTTGTGTATTTTATTTTTGGCAATTCAATTTCCATTTTATCAATTATTTCACTTATTAAAAACATATCATCAGTAATTATATTTCTCATTTTTTCTTATCTCCATTCAATTAATTTAATAAAAAAGGGGCATTATTGCCCCCTTGGTAAGTAGCTTTACGCCGTTGTAAAATTAAATACGTTTGTAGCTGCTAATTTATTGCCTTTTACGTCTGTTACTCCTGTACCTATAGTCATTATATAAGCAGTAGCACCCGATAAGTCGGATGTTGGATTAAATGTGACTATTGTTTGAGACGAATTATAAGTTAATGCACCCGCTATAATTGCCCCATCACTTGCCTTCATTAATGTAAAGTTATCTGTATTTATAGCACCACTTGCAATTGCTTCGCTAAATGTCATAACAACATTTGCACCAACTAATATTCCAGTAGCAGCATCATCAGGTACACACGTTACCGTAGGCGCTGTTGTATCACTAACATTATCTTTAGGGAACCTTATTTCATACGGAACCGTTCTTAACGCACTATCTAAGTAATGACCTGTAAATTGTACCTCTGGCACTGCTTCGTTTTTGTCTTCTATTGCTAATTCTAAAGCTCCATCACCCAAAGCATTTTTTACAATGATAATTACATTTTGTCCATCCTGAGTCTCTCCAATAAAGGTAATATTGGTCAAATAATCTGCGTCTACAAGTTCAATATCTTCAGTTACTTTATCATAATTAACATTTGTTTGGTCAACCGTCATTCCTCCATAATACTTAGGTAATGTGGTTATGGATAGCTCCATTGCATTTACCTTTAGAATTGGAACAACCCTCGTTTTCCTTCTAAGACCTTTTACTGGTCCAAATGTTCCGTCTTGTTCAATCTGCCTTATATCTCTTTCTACTGTAAAAGTTGAACCTCCCCTAGTAGCACCAATTAAAGCTTCTGTAAGTTCTCCATAATTAAAATAAACAGCACCAGCACCCAGTAATAAATTCCTTGGTGTTGCAGCTGGCAAATATGCTTCTACGCCCATTTATATCATCCTTTCTAGTATGCAAAATATGTTATAACTATATACCTTAATTTTCGTCTTATTATATTTTCGTCCTCGTCTGGAATAGATAACCTAGTACCTTTATCAAATTTTATGCTTAAATTTGCATCAGAATAAAAGTAATTATTAAATAAATTTTCTATACTATCAACTAAGTTTTCTAAACGTATACTATCCAATTTATTATCCCAGATATCTATTTCTAATATTTCGCTTAAACCATTACTATCATTACGTTTCGAATCTGATAAAACATTATAAACTATATAAGGAAAAGTTGCTGTTGATAATGCCCTATATTCATAAATACTATTTGTTAATGTTTTTATTCTATTATAAATAACTTGCTTTAAATTTATAAATGGCATCAATTCACCAACTTTCTATATTTTATAATTTAGTTCAATTATTTTTTTAATGTTATTTTTATTTTCCAAAAATGCAGGAGCTAAATGAGGCTGTTCACGCTGTCTAGATGTTCCAAATTCTACATATGGAGCATATTTTGTATTTGTTCCAACAATAACACTTTCACTCGAATTTACTTGATGAGTATAACTATTTCTAAGATTTCCGGTGTCTACAGGACATCTTAGCTTAGTTTCACCTTCAACAAATAATCCAATTGCCTCCAAGCATTTTTCTTGAGCTTGTTTTATCTTTTTTATTACTTCATCCTCATAAGATTTATATTTCATTCTACTTACCTCATTGATCAATACCAACATACTCTAAATATATTTCCATATGATGGTTAAACACTGTGTCAACATACTTAATTCTATATATTCCATTATAACTCACCCTATTATTTACAACAATATCTTTGCCTTTATCACAGATTAAAATATGTGTTGCAGTTATGTTGAGTTTATTAGCTTTATATTGTTCATTCCCACTCATTAGGTCTATGTAGCCATTAATAGTAATATGAGTACTCCATGCCTCAGAATATCCACCAATCCCATTATCAGTGTTAGTTACTTTTTGAATAACAATGCTCTGTGTAAAATAATCAGTAATCATTATACACCATCCTATATTTTAGAAGTCCACTAACTAATGAATTTGGATATCCAGCAATATATTTCCCATCATCAGCTCCATATGAAACTGAATATCTAGAAAACGACTCAGATTTAACCCCATATTTTTGATTAAGGTTAAATGATACCATTTGGCTTAAAATAAAGCCTAAATCAAGAGGAAACTTTACAAATGATAAAGATATATTGTTGTCATTTGACTCTGTTATTAATGTTTCGGTTACTGTTAATGTACTAGCAGCAACATTTGTAACAGTTACAAATGAATCATTAAAATTACTTCCTTCTATGCAATAGTTACCATTAATTAGTCCAGATGTTATAAAATTGTCTGAACTAGAAGTAATTGAATGACTACTAAAACTTAATGTTTTACTACTTAAATATAAAACTGTTTTAAACTTATTTCTTAAAAAATTCAAAATACTTTCTTGAACCATAGGCACTTCTAAATTTAATATGCTATCTAGAGAATTATCAGATATTTTTAATAATGTTTTTATGTCAGCTACAGAAATTATCATTCAAATTCCCTCCTTACACCTGTCCTAAATCTGTTATAGTCCACAAATAAGTACCTGTCAAAACTCCTCTAGCGGTTGCAGCGGCACCAGCCGAATATTTAGAGCTGCATCTGAATGCAACACTATTTTTTACTGTTTTACCCGCCCAACTTATAAGTAACGCATCATAATTTGTAGTAGACCACGATACACTACCATATAGAACCATAACCGCAGTTGTTAATGCTATTGGATTCCAGTTACTTATATTTTGATTAAATGAAGTTAGTTCATACAAAGCGTAGTCCATCGTTGCAACTTTTTCTATATTCCATGATCCAATAGATTGATTAAAGTTTGTTGTCTGAAAGAGCATGTATGACATATCCGTCACATTTCCCATATTCCATGATCCTATAGGCTGGTTAAAGTTTGTTGCCCCTTGAAACATAGCGTTTACAGACGTAACATTTGGAATATTCCAGTTTCCAATATTATCATTAAAGCTGGAAGCACCATAAAACATTGTAGTTAAGGTTGTTACAGCAGTTAAATCCCATCTATTTATATTTCTTATAGTTGTAATACTTGTACAATTTCGAAAACAATTAGTAAGCCTTACTGTTCCACTTAAATTTAAGGTATCTTCTACATTATTTAACACTAAATTCGAGCATCCATAAAAATATGACACATCATTTCCAAGCCTAAAATCCTTACCCCATCTTTTAACTTCTAATATTTTGAGTTTATCGCCACCATTGTTAAATCTAAATCCATTACATACTCCATATATTTTAATTGTATATGTTCCTATTGCTGGATAAGTATGTGTAATTAATGGAGAGTTATAAACTGTAATATTCGACTTGCTACCATCTCCCCAATCTACAACCATATTATAAGTTCCAGTAGATGTTAATGGCAATGTTATTTGATTGTTGTTACTAGTTCCTGCATTGTCAGTTTTCCAAATAGATTCGTGTGGTAATGTTTTTGGTTTATTAAACAAATAACTTCGCATTATGCATCAACTCCACTTATAGTAATTTCTTTTACAGTAGCAGAACTTGGCGTAAATGCTCCAAGAGTTTCAAGCACTCCATATAAACTAGTAGTAACCAACGTTGTTGTAAATGTAAGATTTTCTATTTGTGTATATAATGTATCTCCTAAATCTACAGGAGTTGGAAATTCTATATATCCTAAATATTTAGATCTATCCGCAGCAATAACATTAAAAGCTAAATTATCCGTTATTGCCGTAGGTGCTGCATTAAACAGATGCAACCTAAAACCTAACATACCACTAGGTATCGCAGCGACATCTATTCTTAAAGATGCTTTTAATAAAATTATTCCTTGCCCTGCTACTCCAACACTCGCAAAAGTTAAGTTCGCACCCGGATCCGCTCCAACAACATCATTTGCAGTATAAGCAGTAGTGTTGGCTGGTCTAGTATTTGTTGCACTACTTTTTATTTTTTTATCTATAATATCAACATTTACATTTCCTGTTGTTAAGTTTACAATTTTTTCTAATATTTCCGTTATTCTTGGTATTGACATGTTATTGTCACCTCATTTTTTTGATTATTTCAAATACATTGTTCTACTTCCAATTGTATCTATTTCTATGTGGCACCCAACTTGAAGAAAAAAAGGATTGCTAGTTGGTGCTGTTCCAACACTAGTTATTCTTTTTATATTAAACAATATAACACTTCCAATTTTTAATTCAGCAATTGAAATAGTTCCAATTGGACTAACATAATGAGATCTATTTAATGTATTTGCTAGTATAGTTATTTCACTTGTTAATGTAGCAGTAGCAGGAAATTGACTCATTGCATTTGCTATAGTATATTCAATTTCAACCTTAAAATATTTATCTACTAACTCAGCTCCATTACTTGCCCAATGTAAATGCATTTCTAAGGTTGAACCTTCTTTATATTTATGAAGAATTTCAAAGTTATTTGCAACATAGTCATTAACTGAAAAAGTATATTGTTGTATATTTCCCAAAAAAGTTGTTAATGTTGGATTATTTACAGCCGGTATCCTGCTTGTCGCTATCATTTTCGGGGGTAAATCATCAAAAACAGTAGATGTTCCAACAAGTTTTAATGTTCCGTCCGTCTCAAACATTGCGTAATTTCCATTAGTAATATCTCCAAACATATATGGAATTTCCCTTATATTAACCAATATCCAACCATCGCTAACATGCTCTTTTATAACGGTACCAATCCAAAACCTACGATACCCATTAATAGGTTGTGCTATTGACCAATTACCACTAGTAGAAGCATATAAACGTGTTCCTTCTGCTATTCCTTGCGTGTTAAGTCCTCTTACAATTCCAAATATGCAAACATAACCATACTCATTTTTTGCAATGTTTTCAGTTGCAAGCCCTAAAACACAATCAATTGCTAGGTTTGTTGATTCAACTAGTTCTATTTTAGGTCGATTTCCAGTTGCTCCGGAGATATAAACAACTTTTCCATTTAGTATCGTAGAATCTGTTTTATTAACAGCTCTTACATGCGTCTCTTGACCTATTTGCATTGTTACATCTGTACTTAATTTGACTGATAATGTACCATTATCTACATCAAAATAAGTATTTCCAATTTTAGTAGTATCTGAATTAATTGGATTCTGATCAAAATTAATATAATCAAAAGTCTTAAGCTCTTCAAGTAAGTCTAATAACTCTTTTATCTTATGTGGAACGCCGATATAATCGTTGAAAGACATCTAATCACCTGATCTTTTCACCTAATCTTTTTTTTATTCTTAATCTCACTTGTTTTTATTTCTTGCTCTTTTATAATGTCAGTTTCAAATTTTTCATATCCTAATAACTCAAGAGTTTGTATAACTTCATCGTCATTAGTTTCAAATTTCCCATCTGTAAATTTGCATAATCTACAGTTTTTATTAGGATTCCAAACTATTTCTTGACCATTTCCATAAAAAATTTTATTCATAAATCTCCTTTCAATTTGCAAATAGGCACGTATTGTGCCTATTTTTATGCTGCAAATGTTTCTACACTTGTTTTAGAGGCTACTGTATAACCCAAAATTGTTGCCTGTGCTACTGTAAGGGTATCTGTTTCTGTATCTGCCCATGCATGAGCCGATCCGGTAATAACTACAGTTGCTTTTCCATTGACAAATGTTAGAGTAGTACTTGCTATTGTTGCAGTTCCTAAACTGCTAGTATCTGCTATGCTAACACCTGTCGTAATAGCCTTGTCGAACCATTCGTGAACCTGTCCGCTTGCTGTCTCTAATGTAATAACTACTGTTCTTGTCCATGCTCCAGTAATCACAGCACTAGTTACAGTTGCAGGAGTGCATTTAAAGACTAAATCTCCAGCCAATGCCTTGCTCATAGTCTCCAAAAAACGCCTTAATTCTGGCTGTATTCCCATCATATTTATCATAAAATTTTTACCTCAAATTACGTATTTTTCAAACCTGTTATCGATCCGTGGTATTCTTCTGGACCATAATCTATTCCAGCTTGACAATAAATTTGACCGCCTTTAGATGCTCCAACATATGCCTTTTCTTCATCCAAAATTAATTGATTTCCAACTGGTAGAACCATAGGAGCACAAACGGATATGTCTGTAAAATAAATTTCGTCTGTTGGCATTTGTGGAGCATAAACAATACCAAACATTGCGAAATCGGTTTCTATTTGTTTAACATTCACGCCACCAACACTTCTATCAGCAGGAGCATAACCATAGATATCTGTTAAAACTTGTTTTTGATATGCATTAGCAAGTATAACCATGTTTTCAAAAATAGCTCCATTTGTTGCCATTTCTCTCAATACTTCATTTATCATTGCTTTAGTTAATAACGCACTTGATCCGGCTACCGTACTTGTTGCAATTGCATTTTTTAATCCTCTTGTTTTTGCTGCTGTTGTTGCATTACTACCTAGTTGATATGTTCCTTGCAAAAATGAAAATTCCATGTCAATAGAAATTTGTTTTAATGCTGCTTGCCTCTGGAAGTCCATTTCGTCCATAACAACTTGATCACCAAGTATAGATAATCCAGATATTTCACCATATGCAGACTGTTTCGCATAAGACACACTATATGCCCTTTGAAAAATTTGTACTGTGTTATAATCTTGACCCCTTGTATAAGTTCCGGGAGTTTGACCACTAACACTTGCAGCCTCCGTAATGGCTGGTTGACTAGCACTAGTCAATGAATAAGGCTGAGCGACTGGAAATGCAAAACTTTTGCAAGTCTTGGCACCATTCACGCCACCTATCATGTTTAGAAATGGGGTTTGATTTTGACCAATTAAAAATAACTGTCCTAGATAATTTAGATCTTCTCTATCTGTATATGCCATACGTTAACACTTCCTATTCTTTATTCTTTAAGTTGTTTTATTTGCTTGTCTATTGCAAGCATAGTTTTGATGTCTTTATTTTTTTCTGCTTCCTCATATTTAACGATTAACAAATCTTTTTTAGACTTTGATTCTGGGCTAAATCCTGACTTGTTAGCTTGTTGGCCTTCTATTTTTTGGACGCTAAACATGTCTGGGAACTTAGTTTTGATATCATTAACATTAAATCCTATAAGGTTTTCACCCTCAATATTAATGTTATCTAAATTTATGTTAGTCATTAAAAGTTCGGGATAAACAGCCTTTTCTTGATTAAGGATATCTTTTATTTTACTTGTCTTCAAAATATTTTTAAATTCTCTATCCTTATTTTCAAGTTGTTTTTTGCTTTCTTCTTGTAGTAACTGGTATTTAGAAGATAAATCTTTGTTTGAACTAACTAAACTTTCTATCTGCTTTGTTTCGTTTTGTAACTGTTCAAGTTGCGATTTAAACAGTTTGTTTGATTCGTTTATTTCGTTAAACTTTCCAATTGGTATATAGCTTCCATCGTTTATAATAATTTTTTTATCCCCAATTTTAGCCACAACCTGTTGATAAAGTTCTTCGCCTAATACTTCTTTAATGTCCATTTATACTATTTCTCCCTTTTTAGTTTTTTTAGTGTAACCCACCACCAAGGTTAATTTTTAACAGGTTTAAAACTGCTATTTATTTACTTAATTATAATTTACCACAACTTTAAATAAAAAAGAATATCTCCGAAAATAATTTGTATTTTTTTGTTTATTTTCCTTAATCAAATAGAATAGATTTTATATTTTCTGATAAAACTATTATTTTATTTTTATATTGCATGTGATAATATTTTATTGTGTTAAAACTAGATTTTGTTTGTGTGTTGTTTTGAAATTTCTCCTGATTTTATTTGTAAGAAAGCCTAGATATGTTTTTTGTATCTAGGCTTTTAATGATTATTTTTGTATATTTTTTGAATACCAATCATTATAATTTTTATATGAAATAATTTTCTTTTCTCCATCTGTTTTGATGTTTTCTTTTCTTTTTTCTGTTCCAACATTATCAAATTTCGCTATAGTTGTACACCGACAGTTTATGTCTAATTCAGCACGACCAAAACCACCGGGGTATAGAGTTTTATATCCTTTGTAATGAAAATATCCATTATCGTCTGCAAATTTTCCATCTAAATCTTGGTGGGAATGTCTAGTTCTAGAGTCTAATGTTGACACCCACATTTTTTTAAAAACTATGCCTTTTACCTCTGCTTTTACATAAGAATCATTGGTGCCCTTATTTCTAACCCTGTTATTTTCTGTTCTTGTTGTCATTTCTGCTACTCTGGAAGATATGTCTAATCTATTAGTTAAGTTTTTTGTCATTTCTTTTATACTATTTCCATTAACAATTCCATCCGTTATTACTTCCTTTACTTTTTTTATTGTATGATCTCTTTGTTTTTCATTTAGTTCTTTTAATCCCAAATTAGTTCCAGTATCTTCTATTGATGCTATTATTTGGTTAGTTGGCAATATTGAATAACTAGCACTTAAGTTAGAAGTTTTTTCAATAAAAAAAGCAGTTTTATAATAATTAGTTGAATATGTTTCTTTTAATAATTTAACTATTTCCGAATATTCAAAATTATAGTTTTTATACAATATTTTTATTATTTTTTTTTGCAATGCGACTAAATTACTTGTATTTGCCATGTCATCAAAACTTAATATTCCATCATTTGAATATTTTTTATAATAACTTTCTATCATTTTGTTAATATTTCTAAGAGTTATTTTATATTGATTGATAATTATTTTTCTTGTGTTTTCTTCCATATTATCCATATATTATTCCTCAATATTCATATCATCATTTTCTTTATCGTCTTTATTATTCTCTTCTTTGCTAATATTTCCCTTATCGAAAATTCCACCTATTCCATAACTCTCAATATCATCTTTTCGATCCTGTTCCATGTTTTCAAGTTCGCTATCAACATCGTTTACCCAAGGATGATTAGATATTATAGTCCTATTACTAATCATGCCTTTACTTTTTTGTGCCATATCTACAGTTTCGGCGTTATTTATAATCAAGCTCCTATTGAAGATAATCTCAATATAACTTATATTGTCTGTTTGTTGATTTGTAATTTTCAAATACTCATTAGCAAACCAAAAAACCTGCTTTAAAAATTCTTCTACTTCTGCCTCAAGATCATTTGCCTTAAGGTCTAATCCTGCATATCTATTTCTAATAACTACATTAGTGATATTACCATCACCAACTTTTTGTATGTCTACACCTTGTCCAAACTCATATATACTATCTCTAAGCATTGCAGTAACTACTTTTCTAGCCTCAGTTGGGATCTCAGTTGTCATATACTCAGCATTTCCATTATCATCCAGTGGTAATACTTTATATTTTTTTAAATATTCCAAAAACTCGTCAAGCTTGTCGCTCATGCCACCATAGTTTATAAGCTTTATTATTGCATCCTGCAGGTCATCCAAGTTGTTGCAAAAATCACTCATAACCTTGTCATAAGAATCAATTAAATCTTTTATTATACTTAAGTCAGTTTCCCTTTCTTCATTATTCCATAGTGGTATAAATGGTACTTTCCCCCAACTATGTCCTTCAGTATTCGTTGGATTTCCTAACACATAAGTAATTGTATTCCAATGTTGAGCTGGATTAATTGTAATTGTATTGTCAAATAAAAAATTTCCGGCACTATCCTCTACATAATAGCTAACTTTTTCACTATCCCAAATTTCAACTTTGTATCTAGTTTTTTTATCTTTTCCCTCAACAACATATATTGTGTAGTATCTAATTATTTGGACTAATTCATCTTCAAATTCAGAGTCAAAAATAGGAATAATTTCTTCACTAACAATTCTTTTAATTTCAAATTTTCCATCTTTATTGATGTATGGATGAACCCATCCAACCGCCTTTTTAGATGCTTCCTTTACAACTTTTCGGATGAATGTATTTACATCAACAACTTTCGTTATATTTTCAGCATTATTTATAGTTATCTTCTTGGAAAATGAGTAATTAACTTTCTGATCAATCAATACTTTCAAAAAGCCATGGGCAATTTTATTGTTACTTCTCCATTCATCAACTATACTTTTCCCATTACTAAAATATGTAAAATTTCTAGTATTAATAGCAGTATTTTTACTCTTGTAATATTCTTTTCCAAGTGCCATATTATTTTTAAAAATGCTAGTAACATCGGTTGTAATAATATTTTTTAAAACTTCACTATCTGTTAATGCCTTATTTGCATGTAATAACTGTTTCACAATATCAATGTCATAAATATACATATATTACCTCTTTCTTGCCTTTTTGATTAAGGTTATTTCATTAAATTAATAACTCTTTTATGTAATATCGTGTTAATAAAATATCTTTCCTCGTCCTTAGTGTGGTCATTAGTCTTGACTGGTTTATCTTCTCCCCTTTTAGCAGCATTTTCATCCCAAATATATGCAGAAAATTCCCTAAAAGAGTTAATATTGCAATCATTAAACAAAATTTTATTTTCCATTAGAGCATTAGAATAATTTCTAATCCCTTCCAAAACATCGTTTTTTGCTTTTAAAACTGTAAACCTATTTCTACTTTTTATCTCTGCTATAAAACTAGCAGCAGATGGATCCACGATAATACCTCTAACACTTATATTTCCAACAAAATCTATTAAGTCATTACAATATTCTGTGTCTGTTTTTTGTCTTCCTGTCGTTCTTCCATCATAGTAGTATTCTCTTATTTTATACCAAATATTGTTTAACTTGCCATACAAGCCAAATGCACACGCATTATAAGTTCCATAATCACAAGATGCATAATATTCGTTGTAACTTCTTTCCTCTGTTTTTACGATGTGTGACTCGTTAAACATGTCGTAAATTATGCCCTCTGCAAGTATCCACAAGCCTAATATAAACCGCTTATAGAATAATCCTGCATACATTTTTCTGTATCTAATTTTTATTTCCTCAGATAGGCTTAAATTGTCATCCATATTGAAATGTAGATGTAATAATTCTTTTTCAATGCACTTATCTATCCATTCCAACTTAAAAAAGTGAAATGGCGATTCTGGATTGCAATTAAACCAAAATTTAGAACCTTCTACACTACATCTTCCAGTTGCTTGAGTTACAAAAGACTCTGGCATTAATGCTACTTCATCACACAATAACCCTGCCAACGTTATTCCTTGGATAAGATCTTGGCTTCTTTCATCCTTACCGCCAAAAATATAGAAATAGTTAATTACTTCCTTATATGTTACAATGATTAAATTTTCGTTTCTAATTTCATCTGTTTTATACCCTCTAGATCTTAGAGCCAACTTAAGCCAAAACCAAACATTTCTCCGAAAACTTCCAATTGTTTTACCACAAATAGCAAAGTTCTGACCATTAAAACAACACATCGCCCACATAAAAAAAGATATTCCCATAGCAATAGTTTTTCCTGATCTAATCGCACCATCGCAAATTATTCCTTGCAGATGACTAACCCCGGATCCTTGCATCCACCAAGATAAAACTTTTTTCTGCTTAAGTGAAAATGGTTTAAATTTAAAAATAGAACTAGCTTTAAATATTCTCCTCATCTTCACCACTCCATACGTTTTTTACCTCTGCTTTTAATGCATCAATAAAACCATCGTCCTGATTGCTTTCTTCAATCATTCCCATTTTTGCTTTTTGTATATTAATATTTTCCTCTTCATATTTACTCATTAATCCCTGTTCTATCCTATAGCATTTTTGAGCTTTTTCTATTACAATTGCGATTTCTTTCAATTTTCTAGTAATTATAGAGTTTGATTTGAACTCTCTTCCAAATGCATTTATATCTACATTTAATTCAGATAATGCAGTATTAGCCTTGTTTGTCAAGGTCGATAGCATTGATAAGAAATCTATAGTAACTTCTGCCCTTTCTTCGGATAACTTTTCAACAACTTTTTCCAGAGTTTTTTCTTCCAGATTTTTTTTATACTCTTTTCTTAGCATGACCCATTCTTCTTTTTTTGCGATAGTTCCCAAGTTTTTTATATTAACATTGAACTCCTTTGCCAATGTTGCCATAGATTTAAGCGAGGTTATATACTCATGTTTAATTTCACTCCAGTTAGTTCTATCTCTTGCCATATAAAATCACCTCTATAATTTATTTTACTCTAACATTTTCTTGACATAAAGACATTATTTTTTTTACCTTAATCAGATAAATGCAGATAATCAAATAAGCTACCCATTAAGATAGCTTATTAATTATTTCTAACACAATACTAAAACTATTATACCAATAACAAGAAACCCAATACCAATAAACATTGTAATCCTCCTTATATAGCATTTACTGTCAATATATTTCCTACAAAAACAAAATCTACGAACTTTTCTTTATTTATTTCGATAGACTCGATTACATTTGTCATCCAGTCTATCCCTATTTTCAAATCAATATCTTTATATTGTAGAAAACTAAATGTTTCAAAAATAAAGTCTTTTCGATCTCTATCTATTGTTATTATTCCATAAAAATGCATAAACCTGTTCAAGTCAAAAAAGTCGATTCTAATATCTAAAGAGTATCCATCAATATTTATAACTTCATATTTTTGTATATAACATTCTTCATGCGTTCTCATACGATCACCTTCGAATAACTAAAAATTGATACATCACTGGTTATATCTTTTGCAAGTTTAAACAAATTATCCCTTAATTCTTGTGGTGTTGGATTGTTTTTTTCGTGTATCTCTATTCCAATTTCATTGTATACGTCCCTTATAAATTCTGAGCAAATAAAAGCTTCCTTGCTATCATATGCCCTCAATTTAAACCATTTTTCGCCCATTATTGTGAACAACAATGGATAATCATATTTTTTATTTTTCTTACTTATTGCTGTTTGTATCAGCAATTCTCGTTTATATTCATCCATAGTATAAGAATAAATTTCTATTCCCTTATCTAGCTTAAACTTGCTAATCTCTATTCCTCTCCATGTTGCTTCTATTATTTTGTCATTTGAAATAAACATAGCAACGTGAATAAATTCATCCTTGGAAATAAACTGTATTAATTTTCCTATAATACCAGTCGGTCTATAAATAATAATATCGCCTTTCATCCTTTATTCCTCCTGTATTTTTAATATAAATGATCCATCAAACTCCCAATCTCTTTCATATAACTTTTTAGTATGATCAATAAATGCGGTAATTAATAAACTATTTTTTTGCTTATTAATCATTCTCAAAAGTCCTAATGCTGCTTGAATAACATCTAAACACTCACTAAAAAATTCAATAGTACAATCATTATTGTTATATGCAAGAAACAACTCTGTTAATTCCTCATTTATTTTTTTAAGTTGCTCCAATATGTTAGTTTCAAGTTTTAATATTGGAAAATGTAACTCATTATATATATCTATTGTTTCATTATTCATTTTCTATATTCTCACTTTCTTCAGTCTCGACATAAAATAGCTGATCCTGACTTATCCCAAAAATAGAACATAATGCAACTCTTTTTTGATATTTAGGATAGTGTCCATGTTTCTCTATGTTACGCAAAGATGATATAGGTATTTTTGTCATTTTGCTTAGTTCATACTGCGTATAGTTTAAGAATAGTCTATATTTTTGTAAATTATTCTTTATCTTCATTCTCTTTTTCCCCCAATTTAATTACTATTTTAGCTTTTATTTTATTCAATTTATAAATTTTTTCTATATCTCCATTGTTGTTTAATATTTCGTTTTGCTTTCTCTCTATTATATTTATTATTCTCTCTAAATTCCCCATGTCATTATTCCTCAATACTTTCTACTAAGTGCCTTTTAAACAAATTATATATATAGTTTGCACTGCATACTTGATTCATGAATATTATATTTATGTTGTACCTAGAAACATAAGTTAGCAACGTAGCTATATATGATTTAGGTAACATTTTACTTCTATAGTTATGCCTTAGTATATCCTCATAACTATAATTTTCTATTAATAAAAATAGTTTACAGTTTTGATCCTTCGCTTTTTGTAGTTCTTTTTCAAATCTTTCTCTATTTTTTCTATTTGTAGTTATATTGTTAGCAAGTTCATCTAAACTATTTTTCCGCTCAACAACAATCCTATTTTCAAAGGAAAATTCTTCTTGGTTTATCTCCGGCATATCTCTTATACAAAAAGAATAATCTCCAAATTTCAGTCCTTTTGTAAAATGCTTTATATTGCATTCATCAAATACTTTTGTAATGTGACTATTTTTCTTTTCCCTAGAGTCAACTATTATTTCCATATTAGCTACTATTTTTTCAATTTGTTTTTTTGTATACATATATTATTACTCCTTTTACATTAGCCTAGTTTTTAGTTTCGACTTTTATAATTTGGCAATTATTTGTAGTATCTAGGCTAATGTAAGTTGTTATTTTAATTAGTTAATAGTTTTGCATTTTTACATATAAAATCGTTTTTAGTAAACATTTTTCTATCTACTACAATCTTATTATTATCTTTTTGGGCAATTAATCCACATATAATTACGCCAAATTTTTTATCAAACCTATATTGAGACGAATATATTTTTACATATATTCCTACATTAAGAGTTTCAAAAAGTTTTTCTATTTCTTCTTGATTCTTTATAGCAGCATCATATTTTTCATTTATGGTTATAAGTTTTTTTGGTTTCCTAGTTGGAAGCCTACCTAGCGAATACTTCCTAACTGTTTCATGAGATATCTTACAAATAATTGCAATATCTTTTTTTGGATATTGTTTTTGCAGTAATTCAAAAATTAAATCTTTTGTTTCATCATTTAATTTTTTCATACTATCACCTCAACAAGATATTTTTAACTTTTCTTTAATTTTCAACACTGCCTCACTCATGAATGGATTATTCCAAAAGTTGGATTCTTTATCAATCCTAACTTCTAAGTCAATAGAAACCAAAATAATTATACTTACAATTTTTGATAACTTATTTATATCTATGGCAATTGTTTCAATGTAGTTTTTGTCACTAGAAACCATCATGTTAATATCATCAATGCAGTTTGTTTTTAGGTCAAATTCAACCTGTTTTATATGATTAGTAATAAATTCTATAGCATTCTTTTTGTTAGATTTAATGCTATTCCATGCGTTTTTTATACTATCGTCTTTAAGGCAGTTAGCTAAATATTTTATCTTAATGTTTTCATCTACAATACTAAATCTATATCCATTTTTTATCATATATATTATTTCTTCCATAAATAACTACTCCTTTTAATTTTTATTTTTTTTATATTTCGTTTGACAATTTGGCAATTTCTAAAACTAATTTGAGCTGTTCTAAATCGTCTTCTTTTAGTGTTGCTATAAAAAGACTTTTGTATATTGCAATATTATCAACTATAAACCTCCTTTCCTTATCATTAACATCATTACCGACAGTGTCCATTATTATTAAGTCTCTGATCAAGTCAAATCTTACTTTTTTATATTCTGTTATTTTATCGCCAAAAATTTCTAATATAATTTCATCCCAAATTCTTTTTAGTTCCTGTGTTACAACTGCTTTCAAATTTGTGTTCATTTTTCTCCTTTACGGTGGTTTTATGGATAACCACCAACCATTTATTTACATAGAGAATGATTTACATCCAACTATTTGTCCCTTATCGTTTCTAATTATGTCATTAGGTGCTATCAAATCACTCCTTGATGAAAGTGCTGACATAACAAGATTCGACACAATGTATATAACATTGCTACCATGATACTCAAGTGGCATTTCTTCGATTGTTTTGTCAATGTTTTCAATGCTGACATTTCCAAATTTCTTTTCAAAGACAGAAATTCCATTGTAATTTATAACGTGCTTTGTTTCTTCTTCACATCTAGCAACTTTCCCAGATGCAGCAAAAACTTCAACTTCGCCATTGTCTTTGATCAAATTAATATTGTGTGGTGTAAGATTTACGATAGTTACTATTCGATTAGTCATTTTTTCTCCTTTACGGTGGTTTATGGATAACCACCAACCATATTTTTATTTAAACTGGTAAACCAATTTGATCTTCCTTATATTTGTTAAATTCTGTTTTCACTTTTCCATAAGTTACTTGTAGCCGTTTCCCATTTAGCAATTTTGTATCATCAATTCCAGGCACTTCATTGCCATTGGATCCTGTAAAAGATGTGTATTTTTTTAACTTCACCTTTGCATCATCAATACTTCCTTCACTCATTGTTAGCAGTGCCTTTGTGATAAAACTTCTCATTTCGGGTTCTGTTGTTTTCTCCTTAACATCATTATTTATGTTATTAGTACCCGATTCATTTGTAGCATTTACTTCTTTTTTAACTGCCCTTTGTTTTGTTTCTCTAGTATTATTCTGACTTGAATTTGATGTGTTATCATGCCCATCTGGATCATCAGAGGATAGACAAAATATATCTTCGATTAAGGATTTTTTCAAAAATGTTTTTGCTGACAAAACCCTTTGTGAATCGTCCATTTTTGATTTACCCCAATCTATTTTTATTTGACCTTGGATTGATAGCAAATTATTAGTGTCTTGATCCAAGTCTAAAATATTAATTTTCATAAATAACTTATCAATATCATATTCTACCTCGGTAAAATACATGTATAAGTTATTTTTTTCTAGTTCTGGCTTAAGAACTAGAAGTATGTCATCCAAATTCCTAAAGTTAAAATTAGCAAATTCATTTTTATTTTTCTTGCTTACAAACAATTTTATTTTTGCAATTTTTCTAAATATAGTTACCATTTCTTTTCCCCCAAGGTTACCATCAAAATGGTAACTGTTCTTCTACTATTTTTTGTGTAAATTCTTCAACTTCTAAAAAAGACATTTTAAAGTGTTGACAGTTCATAGCTTTAATTTCTTCTCTTATGTTTACATTTTCAAACATTGCCTTACAACAATAACTTTCGCCACTCTGAATATCATATGCCCTATACAGGCAATTGCTACATTTAATGTTACCCATTGCTACAACTCCTTATTTTTTTATCGCTCGTAAAACGTTATTTATATTATTATAATACACTTTTATATGTAACTAGTCAATAGTTTTTTACGTCTAGCAAGCGTAACTTGATTACAGTTTTATTACAAAAAAAAATAGGCTATTAGCCTATTCTAAAATTTACAAAACTATAAATAATATTTAATTTAGTAAGCTATTGTTATTTTTTCATAACACTTTTTAATTATTTCTGCATCATGTAGCGAGTTGTGCTTGCTTTCAACTAATTCATCATTACAATCAGCAAATTTTTCCCTGTTTATATCAGGATCTATGCCTTTTATTTTCATAAGCGTACACAAGTCGAAAGGGATATAATAAATATTACTAGGAATATTAAATGCTCCACCAAAAATATTACAAAATAGTACCCAGTCATATGCTAGGCAATCAGACCAAATTTCAATGCTTTCATCTCCAAACTTATCAAACCACTCAATTAATTCTTCTTTGATTTCATACGATCTAAGTGCCATAGACACCAAATTATAACTTATAGTAAATTTGGGTTGGATTTTATCACTATCCTCATCTAACCAAAAAGTATTTTTAATTACATTAGTATTTATCCAATCATTCGACTTGCTTTTATCCCAATCTAAATTCTCTATATATATTTTTTCTCCAGTATCAGCAACTAGCCCAATACTAATCAGACTTGTATTTTGTGTTAACCCAGTAAATTCAGTGTCAAAAAATATTTTCTTCATTGTTTTCTCTCCCTTATATTTTCTAAAATTCATAGTGACTGCATTTTTCTGAAAAATTATATCTTTGTTTTTCAGATGCTGTAAACTTTACTTTTTCACAAAAAAACTTTTCATTGCCAACATCTTTACTATGTTGGCAAAACATACAATTTTTAACTTCTTCTAAAAAGTCAATATCTTCAATATTTATATTATTATTTTTATTTGTTTTCATATTACCCCCTATCACATCTTTTTTTATAGTCTTCTTCTTCTTTTAGTCCCCTATACTTATCAATAATTATTCTATCGAAGTCAATAACCTTATTATTATTTATATATGCACTTACTATATTACTTATATCTCCTATATTGCTAAAACATAAAAGTAAACACAACTTAGTTTTTTCTTCGGATTTTGATACAAAGACAATTATTCCAGTATCACAATTAACAAAATTTATTTCATCAACTACTTTTATAATTTGGTCATACTTTACAATTATTTGCATATCGTTGTCCTTTCTTAACGTTCTCTAAACGTTAATTTTATTATAATATAGTTATAATATTTAGTCAACTATCCATATAAAAAACGCAACTTAAAGTTATTTCCTTAATCAATAGAAACAACTTCAAATTGCGTTTATAAAACTACGCTAATCTATTTTAGAATTATTTTTTTCCATTCTACTAGGTGAAATAAAAATAGGAATACTTATAATCTTTTCCGCATTTATTCTGTAAGAAAGTTCTATATTTATTCTAAGAATCTGATTACACATTTCACATTTATACTCAAAACTACCAGTATCAAATTCGTAAAACACTATTTCATCTTTGCAACGTGGACATTCTGTTACCATATTACCTTTAATTATTTAACTCATCCTCTCTAACTCGTCATAAATAAATTTTCTATCCCAATCCTAAACTTACTAAGCTTAAAATAATATCCTTTGCAGCCATGATATCTTTTTCTGCAAACTTAGCTTTATAGGCATCAGTTTCTACACAAATACCTATCCACCAATCATAAACAATAATTCGAACATCTTTACTATCATCATTATTAAATTGTTCCTCGATTAAGCTATACCACTCCATCTCCTTTGCTGTATTTGTAAAAATATTAGCAAGTAAATTGTCATATCCAAAACGTTTTTTATTTTCTTCAATGCTTTTATAAATATCTCCATTAGCATGTCTTTTTGTTGCTGCCATCCAGTCAAAAAACATTTCAACTATATCAATTAAATTCATATCATTAATTCCATTTTTAAAGTGCTCTGGGTGATGTCTATTGTTTGTGTAATGATGATCTAAGGCAGGTTTCATTTCTTGTAAATATTTTTTATACTGAGCTGATCCATAAGTTGTATTTTTTAATAATGGAGTATATTTTATAAAAGCCTCTCTTTCCTCTTCGCTAAATTTACTTTTATCATGATTAACCCCTTTTGATTCTAGTTTTTTTGAAACATATAACAAATAATTTGAAACTTGTTCTATATGCTTGCTAGTTTCTTCTTCGTAAAACTTTGTTTTATTCATAGTCTCATCCTCTCTAACTCGTCATAAATGATTTTCCCCACCAATAAAATAAAGGATCCTGCCATACTCCCAACAAAAAATATAAAACTAATTCTTTTTGTCCACAATATATATCCAATATTGCTAACAATTATTGAAATAATTGGTATTTCTATAAATTTCATTCTTCATTCCCTCCAATTCTTCTCTCATTCATTTGCTCAGTCAAAGCCATTTTCACCATTTCCCAACACTGGCTCCTTGTATAAATATCATTAGATTCAGTATATAATTCTTCAACAAAATCCTTATAACTATTGCATCTTGCAATCATCCACTTTAATTCATTTTCATAATTCATAATTTAAATTATCTCCTTTTCACTTTTTATTACAAACATATTACAAAACTATTGCAATATGTTTGTATTTATTATATAATTTCCCTAATACGATTTATTAATTGGTACTTAATAAATCATAATCCATGTTCTAGTGCGTTTCTTTCATTCTTTATATATTCATTATCAATCGTTCCATCATTTTTTATAGCAAGTTCCTTAAAAATTTCTTCGACTAACTTATTCCACGCAATTTTAACCCAATATCTTCCGTTAAACAAAACAGTGTGTTTTTCAGTTATCTTAAATTCTTCCATTGTTTTAATTCTTGTCTTTGCCATTAGTGGTTTCAAGCCTTCTATTTTACAAAATTGCTCATACACTTTTGTAAATTCAGATTTTGGGATAAAACTTTTATCTGATGTATCTAAATTACAGTAAGTCTCAATAAATTGCTTCAGACTATTATTTTCGTAGTCATATTCTTTTATATTATTTTTTCCAGCTTCTGAAATTGTGAATTTAAAATCATTTTTCAAAAGTCGCTTAAGTCCCTCTATTGCCCATGAAATTATAACATCAAATTCTTTATTTATTAGAATTTCAGATAAACCTGTTATTCTTTTTTCAACTGGAATAACTTTATTGCACTTTATTATTATAAGTCGCTCAATAAATGCGAATTCTTTGCCAGCGGTACCTGGCATTTTTTGTCCTGAAAAAATAAACTTTGCTTTGTTTATAAATCTAAAAGTATCTTTGAATTTTTTACTTCCTGTTATAGGATCCTCTCCTACAATAGATTTTATGAGAGAATCATCTTCAATATATTTTGCAGATATATCTCCTGCTATATTTATATATTTCCCAAACAATTGAGCAAGTCTATCATCATTAAACATTTGTTCTAATCTAACTGATGATTTAAATTCTTCTGTATATAAACTATCTATCAGTCTAAGCAAAACACCTTTTCCATTTCTACCTTCTCCAAGGAAGAAAAACATTTTCTGTGCTTGCACATATCCAGTCAAACAATATCCAAATATTTCTTGTATAGTATTATAATCATAATCCTCAAAAGATGTATCCATGTATTTTTTGAACATGCTTTGATCAAACTTGTCATTATCATACTTACTAAAATTTCCTTTTACTTGTATTGTTGAATAAATATCTGGGTTATGTTCTATCAAAACATCTTTCTTTACATCATAAATTCCATTTTTAAAATTAATAAAGTCATTATTTTCGTTGATTTTACTTATATCAACCTCTAATTTGGTTTTTAATGCTATAGACGCATTTTTAACGTTTCTTACTATTTGGGGGTCGCTTATACTTAACATTTCCTGAATTTCTTTCATATGATTAATAGCCTTTCTATATACTCCATTGTCATATTGATATAGTTCATCAGTAAAACTTATAAACTTTTTATCTCCCAGATATTGTGGTATAAACTTTTTCACTAAAAAAGATGTTATTTTCCCTTTTTCTGAGTAATCATAATAAGATGAATTTTCTTGCTGTTTAAGTGAATAATATGCTTTCAAAAGATCTGTTTGATTTTCTTCAAAATATTTTTTAATTTTTTCCAATTCAACTTCTTCTTTTGTTTTTTTTCTTTTTTCATCTATATCAGTTATCTTGTTCATCGTTAACCTCCTCATCTAGTTTTTTCCTAATAACTATACTTTGTGTTTCTACATCTATTTCCATTTCTATTTGTTCATTTATTCCAAATAATTTTATTATAGAAGTTGGTAATACTACACTATAACTTCCTCCAGTTTTTCTAATTTTTTTATTTATTTTCAAGTTAATCACCTCACAATTTATTATATTTATATACTATCACAAATATATAAATGTTGCAACATATATATATTTTTTATCATGTACGACTTTTCTGTACGACTTTTTTCTATCCTGTACGATAAAAAACAAAAGTCGTACAATCTGTAATATTGACTTCTCTAAGCTCTGTACGACTTGTACGACTTGTACGGGTTTTTTTCAACCCTAGTATATATATCAAAAATAATTTAATTCTCATAATTCATCTCTCGTATATAAGTTTTAAAAAAAAGTCGTACAAGTTGTACAAGTCGTACAGAGCTTAGAGAAATCAATATTACAGAAAATTAAAAAGTCGTACAGAAAATTAAAAAGTCGTACAGAAAATTAAAAAGTCG